GTTTGCTCCCATTTGCATTGGAAGTTTTGGTGCTTGAGCCATTAATTAATTTCCAGAAATATGTTTTTGAATGAGCACTTTGCTCATATCACGAAAAGGTTTTATTTTACCACCGTTTTTATAACCAGCAAAATTACCCAAAATATCCACGTTAGGCATTTCTGTTGGATCTTGTGGAGCGTCTTTATCAATTACAGGAATTGGTGGCGGAGGCACTGGGTTGTTGTATGCATCTTTAAGCATGTTAAGCAAGGGTGCATTTTGTGGATGGTTTACATAATCAAAGTTTGCTTTCATACCAGCTAAGTATTGTGGGCTAGTTTGTTTATCCATACTAATACCAGTGCCAAACCAATAGTTAAATGGATCACCACCTTTTATTTTTGCTTTATTGTGTGCATCGTAGATTGCTGAACCAAAACCCGCTGCCGCTGGATCGTAACCTTCTTTTACTAAGTTACGATAAATTTCCAATGATTTTGGATTACGATAATCAAATTGATTATATCCAAAATTTTCTCTTTTTTCTTTAAATAACATTGCCGCTAAAGTTTCAGGAGAGAATTGAGGTACACCATGCTTTTCACCTGCACGCATGACACTAATCCAATTACGAATAGCATTAGCATTCAATTCGCTAGGCCGTGTTTCCAAACCTTCTTTGGTTGTGTTTTTTGGAACCGTACCTCTGCGCCAAAATTTTATTGGATCTGGATCTTGAAAATAATAAAACTCTGGTTGACCATGATGCATTGGCATTTGTACATCGGCTGGCAAATCTTTTGGTAATGCTTGACCAGTTCCTAGACCCGCCATCGCTAAAGCCGCTTGTTGTTGAGCTAAAGACGGAGAGCCTCCTGCTTGCATATGAGGTATGCCAGCTTGTTCAAACAGCATTTCTTTGGGAGATTTAAGAATAGAAATCGTCATATCTATAACTACTTATGCAAAAATACAGGGGTGTTCGCCCTAAACAGCATAGGGGTTATATCTTTTTTTACGCATCTCGTCATCAATGTATTCAAACCCACGATCAGGGAGAATATCAAGTTGGATCCACCCAGAATCTCGCAGTACCCGCAATGCTTGCGATAAAGTGTCCACATAGTCGTCGTGCCCCCCACTTTCAGGGAACGAACACACTTGCCGTATGAATCGCTTTGCCCAGCTGGCAATCTCTCCCGGAATGTCGGTGTCTTCTGGGATATACACTTTACCTTTGGCAATCAATGGTGCCACAATGTTCAAACGCTGTACTTTGTCCGCTCTGCCTGGATTGTAACCACGCACAGGCACGCCAGCGCCTTGGAGCTCTTGGATAAGAGAAATACCAGCGGACTTATCTTCCATCAGAATAAGATCTGCTTTTCTGCCCTTACCAAACGTGTTGTCCGCACCGTACACCACTTCCTTAAAGTCATCAATCACCTTACGGCGCAGTTCTGGGTAGCCAAGGTGTGCATCCCACGCATCCAAAAGGATAAGTGCGGTGCCAATGTCAGCAGACTCAAATACCCCCCACACAGTGCAAGCTGTGGGGTCGTTCGCCGTTTTCTCCGAAGTAGCGGGGTCGTAGCTGGCAATCAGGTACTCTAGCGTAGGAGTGGGCTTTTTGGCTGGCCACATCTTGAACCACTTACGCTTGACAATACCAGCGTCTTCTGGATCAAGGATAGCACCATAGATCTCTTGTTTACCTAGATCAGTACCGTCATACGTTTCTAATGCTTTGAAGAACGATTCAGATAGGTTAGCTCTGTTGGCGTATGATGAGGCGTTGACCACATACACGTCGCCTCCCACTTTACCTTCGTTTAAATCTACAATCAACTCACGAGGTTTAGGGGTGGTAGTGACGATCTGTTGCACCCTTGGTATGCGAGGGTCGCGCAAACGCATGGTGAACTGGGATTGATCCCATGCATCGTCAAGGTAGTCAAACGCGGCAAGCTCGTCAAACCAGCCACCATGGAACTGTTTACCACGATACCGCTCTGGCTCTGAACCAGGTATGCCTTGGATCATCGAGCCGTTTTTTAGCGTAATCTCAAACAGCGATTTGTTATACGTTTCAATGAGTTCTGGTGGGATGATATTAAGCAACCCCGAGTCACCCTCAAAACATGTTGCTCGAATGTCGTTAGAAGTCGGAGCGGTAACCAACCAGCGAGTGCCGTTGTATAGAGCTGCTCGCAACCCAATCCAGTTGGATGCGGTATAAGTTTTACCCGCACCACGACCCGCGAGCATCAGCATGGTGTTGTACTCACCGTCTTCTGGCTCACGCTGGTGAGGCAGTGCTTGAGTTTCCCAGCGCACACGCCATAAGGCTAGGGCAAGCTCGTCTTTGGGCCAGTGTTGTTTTGTTGCTGCAAAAGACGCTAAGATCTTTTCTTGTTTTTGGTTTAATGCCATATTGGTAAAAACCCTTGACCAACTACAAACGGCACATCCGTTTCAATGTGCACCGCTGGTTTGGGTTTGATGCTCTCCACTTTGGTTATCATGCGCCTTTTGTTGCCTTTGGTGCGCTGTTTGTCTGGTTGCTGTAAATGTAGCGGTATATCGGTTTTAAAGGTTAGCTGGTGGGTAAGTGACGTGCGGTTATCAAACACCTGCGTCTTCATTCCCAACGATTCACAGATCCCTTGCAATGTGATTAGGAACCGCAAGCTACGGCTAAAGATTAAAAAGCGATCTAATTCTGGATTGTAACACCCCGGTTTCATCGCAACCAATCCTCTTAAAAACTCAATGCGCTGATCGACCGAACCAAAGGTGTACTCGACTGGCAGTTTGGTGGGAATGGTTGGGTAGCGGGTTAGAAAGCTGACGTTAATCGATTGCTTAAAAGTTAAGGTGTTGCCTTTGCGTTCTGTATACCAACCGTTAGCCCTAATTTTCTTTTGGACATAATCAATCCATTCTGGCTCAAAAGTAAATTTGATTTTAGATCTTTGCTTAGCTGCCCATAATCCCACAATAAACGGTGGCACTGGGTGGTCTTCATAAGGGAAGTTTAAAGGCTTGGCATTTTCAATCGAGAATATATTCCAGCCTCGTTTATCTCTTAATCCTTTTTCAATAAACTGCTCAGGGGTATAATACTTCTGAGTATAATGGCGTTTGTATTTACCTTTATGCCGAGATTCTCTTTGGCGGTTTTGCATGGTAAATGCTGGAAAGGTAGTATGATTATCCACTTGGATATAAACTCCATCCTTTAACTGCACATCAAACATTTGGTGGGGCGTATAATGCTGAACCGTTTTAATCGGGACAGGATATCCATCCCAAGAATATACCAAGTCATCTATGGTTAATTGATGCGCTAGTTTCCAACCGCCAATAATCGGTACTGGCGTATCACTTGCTATTGCCAATTAGCCATTTCCTTTGCTGCCCAATTATCCAACCAAATATTAATCGGGCCTCTTAACCGATTGACAATTGGGATCGGCAATTTACGAACATCCATAAAACCATTTACCGCCAATCGGAATTTCAAATATCGCAATACATCTGGGTCAATAATGTCAGAGGGCACATCGACCGTATCAAAAAAGTATTTACTACACACCATTACCCGAATCCCACCAATGTCTTTATTGGGGTGCTCTAGCAAACCCTTGATTTGGTAAACATACAGACTAGACATGGGCTGGGCTCATTTTGAACACACGAGGCAGCTTTCCAGCTTGCCGCCGTTTTTTCTCCTTTGCTGCCAAGTCACGTGCATAAGCTTTTTCAAACGCTTCTCTACTTAGCCAGCGTTCGCCACGGAATCCGCTCGCAAGCAAGTCCGTGCGGTAGTTATAAAAATACATTCCGTTAAACACTTCTCCGAAACGGAATGGTTGTTGGGTTCTGGGGTTTAGTCTTTTCATACATCTACTTATGCAAATTCTATACAGAAGCCGCCCTAACTGTTGCGTTCATCGTAGTTCTATACATTCTATGGCTTGGATAAGTTATTGATTCCAAAGAGAATTCCAGTTTAAAAGACACAGAAGACACAGAAGACAGGGTCAAATCGCATATTACCCCTATATATTTATTTTATTTTTTTAAATTAAAAAATAAAAAATAACATATTACTGTGGATACCCTGTCTCCAAAACGCAAAAAACGCTGTTTTTCTTTTTAGAATCATGGACTTAGAGCGAGCCACAGTATGTATAGAACTATCCACAGTATGTATAGAAGCGAAAAAAAGATTAATTAAATCAGTAACTTACAAACAGCCCAAAATCCATAGAAGACAGGGAGTGTATAGAACTTAAAGAGCGTTCATCCTAGTTCTATACAAGTCTTAGAGTTTTTGCAAAAAAAATATAGGGAATTGCAAAAAGCTTGCTTTTGGTGTGAGCCTCCCCGGCCCAAGAACAAGGGAGTCAAAAAGGGGTGTGTGGCGTCAAAACAACACCCCCTTGCCTTGTTGCAGAATAACAACGCAGCAATATGACAAGTGAGTGAGCGCTTACTAATCTGGATGCACGCAACAATCTGCCTAACTTGCCTAGATTGTCAAGATGGATCACTTGCCTAATTGTTGCAATGCAACATATTGCAACGCAACAATTAAGTGAGTGAGCACTTACTAACCTGGGCCATGTTGCAATGCAACAATCTGCTCAAGTTGCAAGCGTGCGTGAGATAGCAAGAGGGGGATGAGCTATTTATTGTGCAATGCGACAATGTTGCAATGTATTAATCTGTAACCCAGGGTTTACCCTATTAGGGTTTTTAGTTTACTAATTTATTGCACAATCTCTTAAAATTGTAGTATTAGGTTAGTACTATCCTAATTAACTAAACTACTGGAGGTTTTATATGCAACAAAAACAATTGATTAAAACCATTAAGCAAGCAATGGAAATTATTGGAGGGTTATCCGCTCCAAGCAAAATGCCATGCTCTAGCTATTCAATATCTGCTAAGCGTTGCAATACTGGATCAAAGCTTGCAAAAATAGAAGGCACAGTTTGCCATAACTGTTATGCATTAAAAGGCAATTATGTACGGTATGCTAAAACAATAGATACCGCTCACGAAAGAAGATATCAAGCTTTAAGCAATCCACAATGGGTAGAGGCAATGTCTTTTATTATTAATAAGCAAGCAATGCAATATTTTAGATGGCATGATAGTGGAGATATCCAGTCATTCCAACACTTGCTTAATATTGTGAGCGTTGCAGATAATTGCCCAAATACTCAATTTTGGATACCAACTAAAGAGAGTAACTTAGTAAAGCAATACTTAGATACTTTCGGATCATTTCCTAATAATTTAATTGTGAGAGTATCTGCAACAAAAAGAGATAGCAACCCTCCAAAATTTCAGTTTACTAGTACAGTACACTTAGCTAATAGTGCAATGGGTACAGAATGTCCTAGTTATAAGCAAGGTGGAAAATGCTTAGATTGTCGCAATTGTTGGGATAAATCTATTCCTAATGTATCCTACAAATACCATTAAGAAATTCACAATTAAGTCAATCCCTCCAATTGGAGGGATTTTTTTTGACTATTTTTTATGGCCGTGCTAAAAAACAACACACAGGGTAAACCCCTATTGACAAGCAAAAGTGTTGCAACAATACAACACCTGGCTAAGGGTAAACCCTAACGATCAGATCGATCCATATTGAACGATCGTCAACCCTCTAATACACTTGCTTCAAGTCAACCAAAAACCCCCCAAAGCTTGTTTAAATCGTTTTTAAGGGTATAGTCAAATGAGAATAATTCTCAAATGGTATTTTATTGCGTTGTATTAGGGTTAACCCTATTAGGGTTTTTAGTTTACCAAAATGTTAGGTAAAGCAATAAAATTGATGTATGCAGTAAATTTTAAACCATTAAACAAGGGAGCATAAATAAATGGAAAAAAGACTAATTAGCATTATTGCCTATGACATCAAAAAAGCTTGGGCAAAACCCTATTTTGGAGCAAAACCCTATTTGGATGCAATGGTACATTTAAATACCATTAATGATAAATATTATGAGGATAGTGCTCGATCAGTAATTATGTATTTTTTAGCTAATGCA